TCACCGGCTCATGGGTAGTCCGAGGCATTGGCGCGCCCATTGTTCCACGGCCTGGTTCTCCTCCTCGTCGCCAAGCAGGAGGAGGAAGCCCGCGTTCTTGCCGAGCGAAGCGGGTTCCAGCTTCTTGATCACGCCACGCTCCTGAAGGAACACCCATGCGTTGCTGATGTTCTTTCGGATGGTGTTCTCGCGTTTCTCCATTTCCCCGTCGGCATTATCACTCATGGCTTGTTCCGGGGTGAGCAGAATCATGCCGTATGCGTCGGCTATTGCGCGCCAGCCGAGCGTGTAGTAGCGGCACGGCGCGTTGACCTTGCGCAGTTTCTCCGGTGGCTGGTTGCGTTCGCGGTCCCAGTCGTAGGTGTTGATCGCCATGTAGCCGAGCACAAGTTGCGCCATGGCGTACACGGTGAGGTTTTCTCCGCGTTTTTTCGCCAGTCTTCCGGTGCGGCTGATGTCGTATACGGCTTGCGCGTTCTGGTATCCCATCTCTTCCAACGTCTTTCCCTCCACGCCTTGCAGTATGCTGGTGCATGGAGAATCTAGCTGGTTTTCCGTCTGCCCTTGGGACTCTGGAACAGTCCCAAGGGCCTTTTCTTTTGTTGCCGGAATTATAAGCACATTCCAGCGGGGAAGTCAAATTACACAACGGAGAGAATTTGAAGTAATAGAATCCCTAAGAATGATGTAATCTCAATTACACATATATAAGACTCTACAAGTTTTAACATTCTTCTTATAAGGCGCAATGCGCCGAAGGAAGGAAAAATCGCAGGAGGAGGATTTCTAGATCCCACTCCTGCGATGTAAAAGCCGTGACTTGCCCGCTCTTTTATGCCTTTGGGAGCATGAGCGAGAGTTCGAGTTTCTTAGGTCCTTGCGAGATGAAGGCGGCGCAGCAGGATTGCGACGCTCCCAGTAGTGCATTGTATTTCTCGTATTGAGCCTCGGTTATGTAGCCGACTTGGGTGCCATCCAGTGAAACCCAGTAAGTGGGCTTGCCTTTGTATTTTCCCTTCGGGATTTCACCATTTTCCAATACGGCCCAAACGAATGCTCCGACGCCGTATGTCCCGAGTTTGTCTTGGTGCAGCTCCTCGCCCAAGACTGCGACCTGATGCGCGGCATCCATGCAAACGTAGCCGGTAGGACAGTCGTTCGCGGCGAATGGCGTTGTGGGCGAGCAGTGCAGGATGATTTTGTACCCTCCATCATCCTTGCGATATACCGCGGCATCACATGTCGGGTATCTGAGATTCATCTCCATCTGCTTCATCCAAGGCTGCCAGAGGTGAGTCTCCTCTTTCGCTATGTAGCCAACGGCGATGCCATTAATGGACACCGAGACCGCATTCATATCGTGCCGGTTGTTCGGCTCCCTCAGTATCGTTGCAGGGAGCATGAGCGTATTATCCCATACACCCATCGGCGCTACTTCGCGCTCGTGACCTCTTACGACATTTCTGATTGATGACTGACGGTAATACTCGCCGACGATCGAAGTTCTTCCGACTGGCAGCATACGCACTGGTGTCAGGCCGTTGGTGTTGAAGGCGGTTTTGATTGTTTCCTTCATGGTGCCGTCTTGGTTCGCGGAACCGTCTTTCTTCTTGCCTGCCGAGAGTAGGGCATAGACGATTATCGCTACCAGTATGATGACCACAAGCATGTGTGTTCTCTTCTCGTTTCAAGCGTGGTAAATTCATTCGCGATGAATTAGAGGCTGTTCACGGCATTGTAGAATTCCTGCGCGTCCTCCACCTTCTTGAAAGGCAGCGTGAAAGAGCGCAGGGCGCTACGCTTCCATGTGACGTTGCGCTTCTTGATCGTCACACCCTGCAAGTCTGACACTTGGTACACATCCGTCTTCTTGTACCGATGCAGGTAGGTGGTGGTGATGTCCGTCTCCAGTCGATTCCGGTAGAGTCTCACCTCGCCGAAAGCGTGATTCCTGAAACGATCGCACGTGTAGATCGCGCCCGGTGCTGGCTGTGGTCTCTTCGCCATGATTGTTCTCCTTTGCTTTCCATTGATTCTATGTTTCAGATGATGCTGACACGCTCGGCCATGACTTGCCGGAAGTCTCCGAGGACCTGCTGGGTCACCTCCAGCTCCACGGCCATCATCCACGTATTGCCCTCGTACACCTGCTCCACCATTCCATAGTCCACGGGACTGATCAATGTCAGCGCGGTCTCCCTGCGGCAACGGCGCTCGCATTTGATTCCGTATCGTGTACCGCAGCCGGGGTCGTGGTGTCTGGCGTGTATGAGCTCGTGGCACAATGTGCAGCGGCGTTGGCGCTGGTTGAGCCAGTCGGCCAGCAGGATGAGCCCGTGCCGGTCGTCGTACAGGCCGCATATGTCGCGTGGGAGGTCCGTCGATTCGACGGCCAGCCCCATCTCTCCGGCCTGTGCATGCAGGCATTCGATGCCGATTGCTCTCACTGTCCCCATTTCCTACGCGGCCAGCTCCTGCGAAAGAGCGAACCTCGGTTTCCTATTCTTTCTCAACATGTCAGATGCTCCTCTCGTTCGCCGTATTCTTGGAACTCGACTCGTCTGTCGTGATCCCATCAGCATCTGCGGCAACCGGCGACGCGTCGTCGGATCTTCTCTCTTCTAGCTGTTTCCTGAGCGTCGCCTTGAGCCTGGTGAAGCCTATTGACATCAGCGTGCATGGGACGGCGAAGACGAGCATGACTGGTCCGAAGAAGCACATGAGAATGGTGAACGCGGTCAGCGCGTACATCACCCAGAGAAGGGCGCTGTATGCCTTGTACTGGAATTCGAGCTGCTTCAGGGTCTTTGGACGGGGCTGACGTGGCATGCTGCTTGCCGATGGGGGATCATAGCTCGCATGTTGCTTGCCTCCGGTGGTCGACCTCCGCTGCGTGGAGGTGCTTCTTTTCGTCTTCGGATTGATGGTATATGAGACGCCCTTCGCCACACGTATGGTCTTGCGTCCACTCGAATTGAACGTGACCGGCCCCATCTTCACAGACGTGCTGACGCCTCTTTTACCGATATTCACCCGGACGTTCTTGCCCAGGCTGATCCTGCGATTGACCCTGAAACCCATTATTCACTCCTCTCACTCGTCGGGCGTCTCGGCTTCGAGGCGCGCGTTCGGATCCCTGTTGGCGGCCACGTCATAGTCCTCCGGATGCGCGGCGATACGGTCGATGAGATCATCGGTGATCTGAGACTCGCGCTCGCGGGCCTCATAGGCGCGGTCGGTGTCGCTGCCGAGTGCTCGCGTGTAGATGTCGAGGCTGGTGAGCCCGAATGTGGAGGCGATGTGCTCCACGTCTGACGTATTCAACGGCGCCTCATAGCGCATGCGCATATACCAATAGTTGTTCCCTAATCCGCTGGAGTACAGGAACTCTTTGATACTCATGCCGCTGTCTGAGAGCAGATTCCTGCAAACGTTGATGATTCTACGGCTGTCTTCGGTGACTTCATTTTTTGCTTTGTATGCCATATGTCCATATTACGAATATGGGTAGAAAATGTAAAGATTACCGACTTTGGTAATCATATTATTACCGAAGTCGGTAATTTAAGAATTACCGCAAGGCAATGAACAAAGAAAGGAGTGGCAAGACAGATGAGTGAGACGGAAACCATCGCAAGGAATCTCAGAGGCGAGCTCGCACGGCATCGCAAGACACAGGCCGCGCTCGCCAAGGAACTCGGCATGAGCGAGAAAACCGTCAGCGAACGACTGCGAGGCAAGGGAGCATTCGATACCGATCAACTCGAAAAGACGGCGACGATGCTCGGCATGAGCCTCTACCAGCTGATGATGCTGCTCCTGCAGCCGATAGACAGTATCACCAAATTCCACGTCTGAACACCAAAAAGGAACCACAATGACAAACCGCACCGACTACGAGACGCGACGGGCCATCGTCAACGCCATCATCGACGAAACGAAAGACCACGGCGACGCCATCCGACCACTCAACTGCGAACGATGGGACGACATCACCATAGACGAATACGAGCCGCACTGCCCCGTCATCACCGGTGAAATCATCATCGACCTCTACGACCTCGCGGACCTCATCCTCGACACCATCGGCAGGGAACCCTCCGACCGGTCCCCGGTCGGAGTCGACTCTCACGTCTCCGAACCGCTAGAACTCCTCACGGACGAAACCGGCATCATCGCCGCGAACCAGAGGTGATTGTGGTGACAATTCTGTTCTACCGAGCCAACAGGTGCATGGTTGTCAGTCCTGTTGAGGATTTTCGTCGAGTGTTGGATCTGCCAACTCCGAGTGTTCCAGGAGAACCTCGTCCACGAAATAACGCACTTCAACGTCTGTGGAACCGTATCCGAGGTCGTCGCTCCACTTCCTCATATATTCCCAGACAGCGCGTTTTTCCCGGATGTCCAGAAGACGCCGTGCTGGCAATCGATATGGCAGGAGGATGCGTCTGGATACGTGGGACTTCTCCAAACGGGTGGGTTCCTCTAGATATTCCAGGGTTACACGCACGGATTCCCGAGCAGTTTCGGAGGTCGGAAGAATGATCGCCACAAAAGCCTCTCCGGGTTTTAGCAGGGCCACGTCTTCCACTACCTCGAATCCCCTCTCGTATTGCGGGCCTTCGAGCATCATGAGGACTTCGCAGGAATCGTCACTCGACAGTTTGACCGCGTGCGCGGTTCCGTCTCCATTGTTCCGCCAGTCAACGAACAATGTGGGACGTCTAAACCCGCATATCGCGATCAAAGGCACAAGTCGTTTATCGGCATGTCGAAGAACGCCTTCTCGCGGATTGATAGCGACTCTTCCGCGAGTATGCCAAGGCCACCAGATGGTCACTCCAGTAAGGATTGCAGACGCAATGGCAGCGATAATCGCGACCACGACACCGGCCCATGTGGCCACGACGGACGAATCCATAACCCACCAGCTTCCACGACAAAGGGACGACCAATGAGAACAACAGTACAGCAGAAGCACGCCGACGGAACCATCGCGACCCTGCTCAGAACAGCCCTCGCCAACCGGCACGACTGAAACACGAAGGCATACCACCAAACCCTCAACACGATCGTCAAGGAAGCGCATAAATGACCAGCCAACTACTCGACCCGCCAAAACCACCGATCGTCATCCCCTACGGCGACACCCCATACGCCCTGCGACTCACACCGGATGGAGGAACCGAACTCATGCAACTCAACGCCACCGGCCACACCACGCTCGCCACACTCAAACCATCGCAGGCGGAAACATTCGCATACCACCTCCAAGACGCCATAGGAGCCACCAGATGAAAGGAACTGGAGGCAGACAAATGAACGCATATCAGCCAGTTCTTGACCCTGCTTGCGGCGGGCGAATGTTCTGGTTCGACAAGTCAGACAGCCGTGTGCTCTTCGGTGACGTGCGCGACGAAAGTTGGGAACTATGTGACGGACGCAGATTCGATGTCAAGCCGGACATGCTGATGGACTACCGCGATCTGCCGTTCCCTGACGAGACGTTCCGCATGGTCGTGCTCGACCCACCGCACTTGCGCAATGCGGGAGAGAAGAGCTACATGGCGCAGAAATACGGATGCCTCGATCAAGAGACATGGCAAACAGACATCAAGACCATGTTCGGCGAGTGTTTCCGCGTCCTGAAAGAGCATGGCGTGTTGATCTTCAAATGGAATGAGACCCAGATACCCGTCTCTCAGATTCTCAAGCTCGCCACGTGCAAGCCGCTTTTCGGCAACAAACAGCCGAACCGCACCGGAACACATTGGATTGTTTTCATGAAGGAGACGCAATGACCGAAGAATCTGATTTTAGCAACACGAAACCGAACTACACGCTCCGCCGCATCAAGACCCTGATCGCCATCATCGCCTTCACCGTGTCGGCGACCCTGCTGGTCACGTGGCGGACGGCGGACTCGCAGACCGCCACCATCCTCGCCGGCATCATCTACCTGCTGACCGGCCTATGGCTGACCATACGGTTCGCCCCACGCGACTAGGACTTCCCGCCAGCCGACAGTCCAACGAAACAAACCAAATTAGGGACGTTTCGCGGGCATCCGCGTTCACCATGTCGGCGCATTGGCTTGGCGACGGTTCGCCCGTCCATGGATTCCAAGGACGGCATCGGTCCGACTCCGATGCCAGCCACTCAGCCCCATCCACTCGTCAGGACGGGGCCCACAACTTGCAACAAGCAAAGGGAAACGCAATGAGCACTGAAATACAACGATTCGACTTCAATGGCGCGGCGCTGCGCACTCTGACCGACGAGAATGGCGAACCATGGTTCATTGCCAAGGACGTATGCGACATCCTCGGCCACTCAAACGTGAGCATGGCGCTTGATCGTCTCGATGATGACGAACGGTCTAAGTCCAACTTAGGGCGTCAAGGAGAGACCAACATCGTCACCGAAGCCGGTCTCTACAGCCTCGTGCTTGGCTCCCGCAAGCCTGAAGCTCACGAGTTTAAGCGTTGGGTGACGCACGAGGTGCTGCCCCAGATTCGCAAGACCGGCGGCTACATCCCGACGTCCGAGTCGGATTCGGATGAGGACATCATGGCCAGGGCCGTGCTCGTCGCGCAGAAGACCATCGAACGCAAGAACCAGCAGCTTCAAGCCAAGGACTCGCAGATCAGGGAACTGGAGCCGAAAGCGCGGTTCGCGGACGCCGTTGCCGCGTCGGACGGCACCTGCCTGATCGGGGAACTGGCGAAGATGCTGCGTCAGAACGGTTTGGACATCGGCCAGAACCGACTTTTCGAGATTCTTCGACAGGACGGGTATCTCGGCAAGACCGGCTCGAACCGCAACGTGCCGACGCAGAAGGCCATGGACTTGGGACTGTTCCGCATCAAGGAAACCGCCATCACCCATTCGGACGGCCACGTGACCATCAACCGCACCGCGAAGGTCACCGGCAAAGGCCAGACGTACTTCATCAGCCGCTACTGCCCACACGGTCATGAGTGACGATCTGCTCACGCCAGCCGACCTTGCCGCCATGCTCGGCATGAGCCCACGCACCCTTGCCAACTGGCGGTCTAACGGCAAGGGCCCGCCATATCTGAAAATCGGCGTGGAACCGCCGGAAGGCCATCAGGACAGGCGCAAGGTCCGCTACCAGCGTCAAGTCGCGGAAAAGTGGGCCTCGGCACACAAGTACCAGAGGACGGTGGCGAGATGAAAAACGGAGTGTTCGTTCCGGTGACACGGATTAAAAGCAGTCCAGACGTCAAAAACGACGGGAAAGCACGCGTCGACACTGGCAAGCCGGCCCTCACCCAGCAGGGAATCGACGTAGCCAAGTTCATCCACGAACAACCACGCGCTCATCGAAAGACTCAGAAAGGGGACGAATTGAAACACGAATACACGGACGAGGAACTCGCCGAACTGAAGAAAATCTACGACGAGTCAGGCGAAGCGGGACTCGATATCACGGAAATGCGGGCGTTACGCATGGCCGGACTACTCACGAATGGCCTTCCGTCGAAACCGGAAGAACCGTCGAAACGAGACCTCATCCTCGCGCACTGCAAAAAACGCATCGACCAAGGCCAAACGTTCGACGGCAAGGAAACAGCCGAAGCGCTCGGCATGAGCCAGAAAACGGTCGGCAACATTCTCGGCCAACTCCGCAAGGAAGGACTATTGCCGGCCTTCGACAAGCATTCACCACGCAGCAAAGCACGGGAAACCACCACAACCGGAAAGAAGAAAGAAACCATGACCACCACGTCGAAGATCACGGCGGCCGACGTCACCACATCGAAACTTACGCCAAACGACTTCACCACCGGAGTTACCACCAACACGCCACAAGCCGCAGCCGATCCACGCGCCATCATCTCCAACGCATTGACCGGCATTTTCGACGCAGTAAGCGCATTGCAACGAACCGCGTTCCAAGCCAACGACAAGGTCGTCTACGGATTCGCCACGAAACTCCTCAACGGCGAACTCATGGACCTGAAAGCCAACTACTCGAAGGACGTGGCGAAATGAGACTCAAGTTCAATAGCAAGGATGGCGTTTTCGCCATCAAAGCCGAAAGCGAAGAGGAAAAAGCCCAGCTCAAAACGTCGGCGGTCCCCCTCTGCAATCTCATCATCGATTTTTTCGATGGTGAAATCCTGGAAGAGAAAGTGACGAAGGAATGAAGCGTATCCCACTCAAGGACACGGAACGCTACACGTTGGAACGGTTCCGGCAGTGCAAGAAGACGGAACGTCATCTCGCATGGCTGAAGAGCCGTAAGGCGGGTGTCGGCGGGTCTGACATGAGCACGATCCTCGGCCTGAATTCCTTCAAGACGCCCTATGAGCTGTGGCTTGAGAAGACCGGCCGCGTGGAACCGGAGGACATCTCCGACAAGTGGGCCGTCATCCGCGGCAATGCCTTGGAGAACGAGCTTCGTAAGCGTTTCCGTGCCAATCATCCGGAAATGCTCGTCACGGACGGCACCGACAAGCAGTTCATCAGCCGCGAAAAGCCCTATCTGAGGGCTTCCCTTGACGGCATCCTGCAAGGGGAGGACGGAAGCTTCGGAATCCTCGAAATCAAGACGGCGAGCAACCGTCGAGCGGGGGACTGGCATGACGAGGACGGCAACCTCCGAATCCCGCCATACTACTTGGCTCAAGTCGAGTTCTACGCGCTCGTCACTGGATGGATGTGGGGAGTCGTGTACGCGGCCATCGGAGACGACGAGCCGGTGGAGATCCCGTTCGAGGCCGACGTGGAGGATATGGCCGCGATAGACGAAGCCGCAGCCGACTTCTGGCATTTCGTCACCACTGGCACGCCACCGCAATTGACCGGCAATGACGTGCAGAAGGCGTTCCCGGAACCCGCGCCGGACATCGTGGACGAAAGCGACGACGATGACCTCTACGACCTGCTCGCAAGATACGAGAGCGCCACCGGAATGCTGAATGACCTGAAGGCCGCTCAGAAGGAATTGCAGGAGCAGATCATCCTGCGCATCGGCTCGCATACGGGCGTGCGCTGCGGCAACCTGCAAGCCACCTACAAGCCGACGACCCGCAAGGAATACACCGTCAAAGCCACCACATACCGCAAATTCGATTTCAAAGCCACCGAAGAAAAGGAGAAGTAAATCATGGGAGCAATCGCACAGCAGGCACAGGGACAGCAGTTGCAGCCCCTCAACCCGAAGGGCAAGCTCAAGCAGCTTGTGGAGCATTCATGGCCGCAGATCGCACGTGTCATCGGCGGCAACCTCGACAGCGAGGCATTGTTGCAGATGTGCATCAGCAGCATCAACCGCACGCCGGCATTGGCGGACTGCACGCCGGTCAGCGTCCTTTCCTGCTTCATGCAGTGCGCCGCCCTGGGCTTGCGCCCGTCCGACGTTGATGGCTTGGGACAGGCGTACATCCTTCCCTACGGCAACAAGAACTATGCGCCTGGGGAGAAGCAGGCCACGTTCGTCATCGGCTACAAGGGCATGCTGAAGCTGCTGGAGAACAGTGGAATCTACGCGCAGCCGAGGGCCGTCTACGAGGATGACAACATCAAGCTGAAGCTTGACGAGAACGGCGTACCGACCATCGAATGCCCCGACGAGGTGAACGTGGACGCCGACCATAGCGAGGAAAAGCTGAAATTCGTGTATCTCAGCGTCCAGCTGCCGAACGGCGGACGATACGCCGACTACATGTCGAAACGCGATCTGCTCGAATACCGCGAGAAGTACGCGCCACGCAATCGCAGCCGACAGATCACCGGCCCGTGGGTGAAGAACTTCGTGGAGATGGCGAAGAAGACCATCATCCGCCGCAGTTTCAAGTACATGCCGGTCAGCATCGAAGCGAAGAAGGCCGCGAGCGTTGACGAGACCACGCCGGACTACAGCGACGTGTTCCAGCCGGTAATCACCTCCGATGCGATGGACGACGTGACGGCCGAGGTCATGGAAGCGGACGGCGAAGTCGAGAATGCGGACGATGTGAAGGAGGCTGAGTGATGGCCGGAGAGACCGTTATCACGATCGTCGGCAATCTGACCGCCGATCCGGAATTGCGTACAACCCGCGATGGTGGTGCGGTGGCGAATTTCAGCATCGCGGCCACTCCGCGCGTCTATGACAGGCAGTCGCAGCAGTGGGTTGACGGTGATGTGTTGTTCCTGCGCTGCACCGCGTGGCGTGACTTGGCCGAGCATTGCGCCAACAGTCTCGCGAAGGGAATGCGTGTGATCGCGCAGGGTCGTTTGCAGCAGCGTTCCTATCAGGCGCAGGACGGTTCCCAGCGAACCGTGATCGAGTTGCAGGTCGATGAGATCGGCCCGTCCCTGCGGTACGCGACCGCGCAGGTCACGCGCGCCGACAGCCAACGGTCCACGCGACCCCGACCCACGGGACAACGGGAAGACGCCCCCGCGACGGACCCGTGGGCCGCCGACCGCGCCACCCTATCAGGCGCGGGACGATTCGCTGCGGACCGTCCCGCGACGGACCCGTGGTCGGACGCGGACGGTGAATTCTGATGCTCGAATGGATCGAGCCACCGGACGTGGAACCGGTATGTCCCAGGCATGGGTGCGCGTTGTATCCGGCGCGCCCCATCCCATGCCCCGAATGCGAGCTCGAAGCCGAGGAACAGGAGGCCGACCGTGGCGAGAGAGATTGACATCGCGATCAGCAGGCAACTGTGGTGGACGCAGAACCGTCGAAGCAGCAGCTGGGCGGTGCCATACGCCAAGAAGAAGCAGGTCAAGGACGCCGCCCGCATCATCTTCCGCAGTCTCATCAACGCCGGCAGACTCACGCGCCCGACGCATTGGCCGGTGCACGTGACAGCCATCATCCACCCGCTCACCCACGGACGGTTCGACCCCGAGAACGCGGCGCCAATGGTCAAGGCGATACTCGACGGCATCACCCAGTCAGGCTACTGGCCCGACGACAACGCCATATACGTGACAGGCCCCGACTACCGGCTCGGCCAGCCCAGCACGCAGAAGGGCGTCTACCACATCACCATCAGAATCGAAGAAAAGGAACACTAGCCATGGCCACGAACGTGACCGAGAAAGACAAGGCCCTGCAGGAAGTCATCGACTTCTGCACTAACTGGGCGAATGCGCACGGTACGCGGCGGAACATGCACGGATAAACGGCTACCCGTTGCAAGGCGTATGGGGCGGGATAAACAGAAGCAAAGGCAAGAACTACAGGGACAACGAAAAGGAGATGTGGGAATGAGCAGGGCTGAGACCACTGCCATGCTGTCCGAGCTGGTCGAGAAGCGTTTGAGGAATCAGACCGCTTTTTGGGCGAGCGAGGTCAACTTCGACCGGAACACACCTGAAGAACGGAGAGTGGATTACGTGGGCTTCGAGCCGTGGAACATCAACGGCGAGCCGGTGCCGGCAAGCGTGGAGAAAGGCTGCTTCTCGTTCTACGAGGTCAAGTCATGCATGGCTGATTTCACGAGCGGCAACGGCCTGACGTTCTACGGCGACCAGAACTATCTGGTCTGCACGAAGGAGCTGTGCGACGAGATCGTATGGCAGAAGATGGTGCCCGAGCGTGTGAACGCGATCCTGACACCGGATTCGACCGGCTCGAAACTGATTCTCGGCTATGTGCAGTCCTACAACGACATGTCATACAGGCGACGTCCCGCAAGCGAAATCCTGTGGGCAATGGTCAAGGCGAACGGAAAGAGGACGAATTGAGCATCGCGGATGATGAAGCTGAGAAGGCGTATCCGACCCGCTACTGGGATGGAACGCATGTCAAGGAACAGTTTCTCTGCGACACGGACGATTTGCAGGAAGCATACCTGCGCGGCCGCGACGCGCCACCCACGAATGCCGAGATAGAGGCCGTGGCGAAAAGACTGTGCTACCTCTCACAACCGCCACTCTGGTTCCCGACCGAGCCGCCAGCCGAACAAGAGAAGAACCTATGGCGGAACATGGGCATGTGCGACGCGCAAGACGAATGGCTTGACAAGGCACGAGACCTGCTCGAAACCGCACGGAAGGCGGTAAACGAATGAGCAAGACGATCAAGTATGTGGAATGCGCCCACTGCGGCGAGACCGTCGGCACATATTACGTGACATGCCCCTACTGCGGGTACAAGCTGGCCATGCGCAGGCCGACAACTGGCATGGACCCGCTGTATGGCATGACCGACGACGAATTCTACCGAGAGCTCGGGAGCATGTGATGGCCGAACAAGGAAGGAAACGAGACTAAAAATGAGCGATTTCACTGGTGCCGGTGGCGCAGCTTACATGTCAAACCGCATGAATTGGGAGACTCCACAGGAATTGTTTGACCAGCTCGACGCGGAGTTTCACTTCACGTTAGACGCGGCTAGCAGCGCAACGAACCACAAGTGCCAGAAATACTATACAGCCGAAGACAGCGCATTTGATCATGAGTGGGGGGGGGAGACGGTATTCTGCAATCCGCCATACGGCAAGGCGATCGCGCAGTGGGTGCGCAAGTGCAGCATGGAAGCCAGCCGCAAAGGCACCCTCGTCGTCATGCTCCTGCCCGCCCGCACCGACACGCGTTGGTTCCAACAATTCATTCTCAACCGTGCGGAGGTCAGGTTCCTCAAAGGCCGACTCCGGTTCGAGACGAACGGCATGCCGGGCGGCCCGGCGCCATTCCCCAGCATGATCGTCGTAATGCGCACCGGCGAAAGATGAAGGAAGGAGAGAACGCATGGCTAGACGTGGATACGTGCAGCTCGTGAACGGCTTCTACGACAACGACAAGGTGCGGGACCTCGTGCGCATGGGCCGCGCCGACTCTGTGGGCGTGTACTGCATGGCCCTCTCGTTGTGCGGCGACAGGCTCACGGATGGTTTCATTCCACGCCGCGCCATGCTCTCCAACATCGGTGCCACCCCCGAACAGGTGCGGGCGCTCGTGGACGAGGGGATGCTCGAAGAGGTGGACGAGGGCTGGATAATCCACGACTACACCGTCCACAACCGCACCAAGGAACAGGTGCTGCACGCGCGCGCCGACGCCAAGGAACGCAAAAGCAAATCCCGGCATCACGCCACTGTCACAAGCATGTCACAGCGTGACATCGCTGTGACATCGGGACAAACACCAGAACACCAGAACACCAGAACGCCAAAGAAAGAGAAAGAAGAATATTCTTCTTCTTTCTCCAAAGAAACCGGCGTGAAGGATTTCGGCGAATCGCGGGAGTGCAGCGAAACCGACAAGACACTGGCCGCGGAATATCCGAACCTCGACCTCGAATCCGCATGGAACGCATTCGCCGGCCGCCACCAACACGAAACGCGCACCATCAACGACTGGACACGCCAATGGAAAGGCTGGTGCCAACGCCGCGCCAACATGAGCGGCATCCCACCCTCGAAACGCCACGTGCACACGTGGAAATGCTCTCACGTGCTCGAAGCGCTCGGACGCGACGAAGAAACCGCACAGGTAGACGAAAAGGCCTGCGAATTAGCAGACAAACTCAACAATGAGGAAAACCATGACTACGAACGTAACTGAAAAAGACAAGACCCTGCAAGAAGTCATCGACTGGTGCACCGACCTCGCCAACGAGCTTCGCGACGCACCGGACGGCGACTTCTACACCAACATCAACGCCAACCTCATCAAGGCAGACACACTGACGATGGTCATACGCCATTGCCAGCACATGCTCGACCAATCCGACACCACGAACGTCTACATTCTCGAAAAGGAAAGCGAGGACGCGAAATGAGCAGACGATACAAGGCTTGCCCGATATTTTGGGATGGTTGCCCCAAAGGGCGTTACTTGGCCAATCTGGAGGCGCTCAGAAGGCGGCTGGACGAGGGCTGGAAGGTTACGCGCGTGGACACCCTCCCGCAAGACCTCTCCAATAACACAGGCGAGGTCGCAAACATCTACATCCTCGAGAACAGTGATGACGAACCGGAAACCATGCACAGCTTGGAACAGTTGGAACACGAGCGCCGCAAGGCATGGCGAGAAGGCTACGCGGCCGGATGGAAAGACCAGGAATGCGACTTCCCGCCACACACCACCGAAAACCCATACAAGGAGTAGGCAAATGAAGAAAATACTCGAAAACATGATCATCAAATGGCATCAGGCCGGATACACGCTCGACGAAATCGCGCCACTCATGCCACAAGTGCCCAAAGCCGCAATCGCGGCCATCATCCACCAGCACGACAAGGAGACCAGACTTTGACCGACTGCCAGCACTGCCACAAGCCCACGAAGCAGGCGTCCGCGAACATGCTCTGCGCAAACTGCCGTGAAGACTACTGGACCATGATTTACCAGCTCGGACACGTCCAACTGCCCACCCTGCGAAGCATCATGCTCCGTCAGGCACACATCGGCACCCCAGCACACACGCCAAACAAAGGCAACGCGCCACTACCAATCGACGTCCACGCGCAGGACCTCATCGAAGAATCGGAAGCATGGCTCGCCGAACAGGCAGGGAAAATCAGAGCGGCATACGCTGGATACGACTGGCGGAAAGCATGGTATGCCATCATCAGCAACAAGCACACCATATTGACGATGAGCACCGCAGCAGACGACTACGCAGCCCTGGAACACATCACCAGACGCAACGAACAGGCGCTCACGCCGGAAGACGAACTCATAATCCTCGGCACCTGCCCAAACTGCCACAGCATGCTCACCGGCACACCGGACGCCGAATCGGTCACATGCCAAGACTGCCACAGTGAATGGGCCGCGCCAGCAATCAAAGCAGCACGAGACCAACGACTATGGCAAGTGCAAATCACCGGCACACCCAGCGACGCGGCCAAGGAGCTGAAACGATACGGCCTGACCATATCACGCAACCTCATCAGCCAATGGCTCAAACGCGGCAAACTCCACGCCACGCCGACAGAACACAAGCGGCAGTACACGTTCAACCTCGGCGAGTTGGCCGCACTACTTGACTGTCACCGTTGAAATGCTATACTGTCGTATGTTCGTAGAATGGTTCAGCCAGAAAATGGTTGGACCATTATTCATATCCAGCTTCGATAGCCAACGGTAAGAGCGGGCGGAAAGCACAAATACCAACGGTCCGACTCCGGCACGAAGCACCACAAGGCGGTGACCACATGCCAAGAACCCGCAAGACCACACGCCAATTCGAAAAAGACAAAGCCACATTCTTCGCGGAGTGCAAGGCACAGCATGCAGTCTGCTGGTTGTGTGGCATGCCGATAGACTATGCGGCCACGAAGAACACCACTGATGATTCATTCAATCTCGATCACCTCTATCCCGTCTCGAAGCACCCCGAACTCCAGTTCGACCCGGCAGGCTTCAAACCAAGCCACACCAGCTGCAACAGACTCAGAAGCAACCAAGACCCACCAACCCCAATCGGCACACTCTCAAGACAATGGATAACAACAGCATGAGCAAGGAGGCAACGATGCCACAGCAGCCAGTCACACTAGAGCTCACCGCCACACTCAACGACAAGACATTCCCCATCGGCTCATTCACCATCAACATCCCAATCAACTTCACCCACAACGAAGTCAACACCTACAAAGCTGGAGACACATACACCACACTCATCAGACCCAAGCCACCAAGCACAGACGAACTCATCACACGATTCACAAACGCAATCAAAGCATTCAAAACAACATTCGAAACCAACCCCGACGAGGTAGGGGCGGTGAAATCCTGAAAACAGAGCAACCACGCAACACTGCTCGCGTGGTTGCTCTTCCTCTCCCCGATGATGTTTTTTGTTGATGGGTCGCGCGCGAAGGAGGCTCTATGGCAGTCAAGAAGGGTGTTTCCGAGCGTCGTTTTCCGCATGAGTCCATGGTGGACGCATTGGAGAGGTCTTTGCGTAATGCGAAGTCGTTGCGTGCTGAGAATGCGGCTGTCGTGGCCGCTGCTCGTATCCTTGCCGCTCGGATTGATTCGATCTGCGAGACTGGTTTCATTGACGAGAACGGGAAATTGGACAATGTGTCGGTTCCGACGTTTTTGAAATACTGCCAGTCGCTTGGTTTGACGGTGGATGTTCCGGCTAAGGTTGGTCGGCCTGCGAAGCCGAAGGCCGAGGCGAAGCAGGAGACGCCGAAGAGCGACAAGGTTGTGCAGATGGCGGATTTCATGAAGCGTTTCGGCTAGGAGGTGGTGTCTGATGGCGGCGGAGAATCTCACGGTTTTCGGTGCCATCGACGATGAGAGGCATGGCGTGACCTTACCGCGTATCTTCACGCCGCCGCTCAGGCCGTTGACCAAGGAGACCTCGAGTGGTTTCGCGGTGATCGCGTTCGCGGAGATCATGCTGCACGTGCATTTGTATCCGTGGCAGCAGTGGCTGCTCGTCCATGCTTTGGAGTTGCTTGAGGATGGCTCGTATCGTTTCCGCAAGGTGATTGTGCTTGTCGCCCGCCAGAACGGCAAGACCACGCTCATGGGCGTGCTGGCCGCATGGTGGCTGTTCGTCGATTCCAACAAGCATCCCGACCGGGTTCCGCCCGTCAAATTCCTCGTGGTCGGTGCTGCGCAGACGTTGGACAATGCGAAGGGCCCGTACAATCAGGTCAAGGAGTGGTGCAATCCTCAGCCTTCGACTGACGAGGAAGCGGATCTGGTGATTCCGGATCTCGCCGCGATGACGCAGAAATTCGTGAACACGAACGGCGAGGAAGCGATCATCACCCGCTCGAAGGCCCGCTATATCGTCCGCGCGGACAAGAACATTCGCGCGAAGAGCGCCGCGCGTGTGGTGTTTGATGAGCTTCGTGAGCAGCATACTGATGATGGCTGGAACGCTGTCAGCCAGACCACGAAGGCCGTCTGGTCGAGCCAGTTGTGGGGCATTTCGAACGCGGGCGATTATCGCAGCGTCGCGCTTCGCAAGCAGGTGGACAAGGGCCATAAGCTCGTGGACGCATGGCATAAGTGCGGCGCGGATACCCTCGATGAGGCTAAGCAGCTGTTTTGTGGCGAGCAGGATAGCAGCTTCGGCTATTTTGAGTGGTCGGCTCCTGACAAGTGTCCGGTGGATGATGCCGATGCGATCCGGCAGGCGAACCCGTCGCTCGGCTATGGGCCGATGACCGTCATGAGCGTCCGTTCGGATATTGATGGCATGACCGAGGCCGCGTTCCGCACCGAGGTCCTGTGTCAATGGGTCACGGCTGACATCATTCCTTTCATCAACCCGAAAATGTGGGCCAGCGGCATCGACTCGCGTTCCACGATCCCGGACGGCAATCGTGTCATCCTGTCCGTGGACACGAGCGCGGACCGTAAGACCACGTATGTGGCCGCAGCCGGAATGCGTGCGGACGGTTTGCCTCATGTTGAGCTGATAGCTCGTCGTGACGGGATGTTGTGGGTGCCGCATTATCTCGACTTGCTGCAGGAGCGTTGGCCGCATATCACGGAGATCGCCGTGCAGGGCAAGGGCTGTCCTGCCGTGGACTTCATCGACCCTTTGACCGAAAAAGGGTGGACGGTGCATCTCATTGAGGGCTTCCGTTTGGGCGCGTGCTGCGGCCGTTTCCATGACCGTGTGCGTGAGGGGAAATTGCGGCATCTTCCGCAACCTGCCATCGAACAGCAGGTTTCCGTGGCCGTGTCCCGGCGTCTTGGCGAGGTCGAGGTGTGGGACCGCACCAAGTCCGCATTGCAGATCAGCGGTCTCGTGGCCGAATCGCAGGCGCTGTATGCGTTGGAGACCATGCAGGCCGGAGCCGAGACACCGAAATACGCGCCGAGCGTCGGCGTAAGGGTTAGATTCTGATTTTCCAAGAGAGGAGAATGAATGGGTTTCCTTGACAGGCTCCTCCGCAATAACGCCGCAACCGTGGGCATGAAGATGGCCGAGACCGTCGAGCATCCCATGCCGGCCACGAGCATTCCGCTCGTCAACGGTGATTGCTGGCCGTCCGACATGGATTTCTACGGGTACGCGTCCGGCGCGTACTGCCGTGAGTATGCGGTGCGCGTCGTGATCGACTTCATCATCCGCAATATCGCGTCATTGCCGTTCAAAGTGTATCGGAAGAATGCGGACGGTGATGCTGAGGAAGTCTCCGACGGCGCGCTTGCCGATCTGATGAAGCGTCCTTCTCCTCTTCCAGGAATGACCCGCTACCGGTTCATCAGCATGTTGCTTCGTGACATGCTGCTCGATGACCGGTGGCTTTGCCTGCTTGGTGTGAATGGTGGCCGTTTCACGCTCCGTCGCATACCATCCGACTGCTATCAGCTGGCTGGTAACGCTTTCGGCGAGATTACCGGAGTGAATCTGCTGACGATGGACAGTCAGCAGGCCATGCATTTCGATTTGCCGGATCCGCGCGTGCACTTGGACGTGGGCTTCATCTCCGGCCTCCAATTCGGTGACAGCGTGACCAACGTGCTACGGCCATTATTGGCCGAGGCGAAGGCCATGGCGTCCTACCGGCGCAGTATCGCCAAGAATGGCATGCAAGCCGGTGGCTACGTGTATCGACCGAAGGAGATGCCGTGGCTGTCGCAGGAGGACTACGACGAATTCACCAACGCATTGCGTAACTTCATCCAGAACGGTGGCCGTGAGGGTGGCTGGCCTGTCCTGAAGGACGGCATGGAGATGCGCCCGCTGGACAATGTGTTCAAGCCGGTGGATGTGAACGATCTGGAGGCGCGCGACCGCATCAACATCGCGGTATGCAGCGCCTTCCAAATCTCGCCGGAGAACATCGGATTCCGAACCGGCACGAATTCCAATATCAGCGCCTACAAGGAGCAGCTGTGGAATGTGGAGCTGATGCCGTACATCGTGGCGCTTGAGGAAGCCTTGAATCTCAGCCTTCCGGAAGCTGTGGGCGAGCCGGACTGCTACATCAAGGCGAACGTGGACGCGAAACTCCGTGGCACCACTTACGAACAGTATCAGGCGCTCAGCACTGCTACCGGACGTCCTTTTATGACCACGAATCAGGCACGCAAGATTCTCGACTGGCCTCGCGTGCCGGGCGGCGACCAGCTCATCACGCCGTTGAACGTCAGCGAGGGTGGCCAGCCCAGTCCGCAGGACGGCGGCAGGACGCAGAACGCGCAGGAGAACAATCCGGTCAACGGCGAGGACGCGAAGGCGATGCTCGCCGAATTTAAACGGCTTTACCGGTATGACGCGCAATTCCATTCCGAGTGGGACGCGCTTACCAAGGAGGAAACATCATGAGGCTTGATTTCAAGGGCTTCGAGCTGAAATCCCTTGATGACAGTCAAGGCGAGGGCGTGTTCAGCGGATACGCCTCGACGTGGGACAAGGACCTGTACGATGACGTGATCGTCAAGGGCGCTTTCGCCGACACTTTGCGGAACGATTTCCAAGGTTCCGGCGCGGGCATTCCGATCCACTGGCAGCATAAGGACGACAAGCCCACCGACATCATCGGCGAGACGTTGAGCGCGGTGGAAGACGAGCACGGCCTGCTCGTCACGGCCCGACTCGACCTCGACCTGCCGGAAGGCAAGCGCGCATACGACCTGCTGAAACGCGGGCTCATCCATCAGATGAGCATCGGCTTCATCGCCGAGGAGACAGCTTTCGTGCAGGACGGCAAGAGCGCGTGGGACGGATACCGTGAGATTCGCCAGGTGAAACTGTTCGAGATTTCGCTTGTGCAGGTGGCCGCGAATCAGGGTGCCGAGGTGCTTGAGGTGAAGAGCGGACGCGCGATCAGCGCTTCCAACGAGAGCAAGCTTCGTGCCGCGTTGGACAGTCTGCACGAGGTCTTGGATGGCATCGATTCCGACAGCAAGAAGCCGGACGACGACACCGATGACTCCGATCCCACAGGCAAGCCCGACGATTCTGCCGATGGCTCCACGGATGATTCCAGCGACCAGCCGGACGATTCCACGGATGACCCGAAGAGGAAAGGCCAGAAAAGCTTTGACCCGCAGTGGGCCAAGGAATACCAAACCATCAGCGACTTCTTCTCGCTGCAAAATTAACCGAAAGGAGCGCCATGAACCTCATGGACAAGCTCGCCGCCGAGAAGAAGGCGGCACAGTCCATCCTCGCCAAGGGAATGGATAACATCACCGAAAAGGAGCAGGAGGAGCTGAAGCAGCATTACGCCGAGGCGAAGAAGCTGCAGGAGCGCATCGACCTGTTCAAGGAGGCCGGCGAAGGACTCGACCAGCTTGCCGGCACGTCCAAGACCGAGCACAAGGGCGTCGAGGCGAAGACCCTCGGCGACTTCTACGTAAAGTCCCTGCAGGAGAAGGGGTTGAGCGTGCTCGCCACCAAGGGAGGCCTGTTCTCAACTCCGGAATTCAAGGCTGCTTCCGACACTCAGGCCACAGGCGGAGCGTCCGGAGCCTACGCGCCGTACCTCACCCAGACCGACCAGAACGGCGTATGGCCGTATGAGCGTCCACTCGTCATCGCCGACCTGTTCGCGTCCGGCACCATGAGCGGCACCACCATCAAATACCCGGTCTACGGCGCGTTCGAAGGCAACGCCGCCACCGTCGCCGAGGGCGGGCAGAAGCCGCAGATCCACCTTCCGGACCCGACTTGGGTGTCCGACAGCCTGCACGAGATCGCCGCATGGTGGAAGATCACCGACGACATGGCCGACGACCTGCCGTTCGTCGTGTCCGAGATCAACCAGCACGCCCAATACAACCTGAAGCTGCAGGAGGAGATTCAGCTCCTGTCCGGCAACGGCACCGACCCGAATCTCAAGGGCATTCTGAACCGCGAAATCCAGACCAAGGCGCAGGCCAACGATTCCGACCCCGACCGCATCTTCGCGGCCACCACGGATATCGCCACCGCGACCGGCTTCTCCGCCGACGCCGTGGTCATCAACCCTGCCGACTATCAGACAATCCGCCTGTCCAAGGACGCGAACGGCCAGTACTTCGGCGGTGGCTTCTTCGCCGGCCAGTACGGCAACGGCGGCATCATGCAGAACCCGCCGCTGTGGGGACTGCGCACCGTGGTCACCGAGGCGATGACCAAGGGCACCGTGCTCGTCGGCGCGTTCAAGGCAGGCGGCACCATCTACCGCAAGGGCGGTCTGACCGTCGAATCCACCAACAGCCACGAGAACGACTTCACCAACGACAAGATCACGTTCCGAGTCAAGGAACGCCTCGCCCTGCAGGTCAAGTACCCCAAGGCTTTCGTCAAGGTGTCCCTCGGCAAGGCCGGAAAGTGAGGCGAGCCGTGAAGCAGTATCGGCTGGCCGACGCATCCAAGGCCAAGGTGGACGTTTCGACGTACATCGAGGACGTGCTCTTCGTGGACGGCAACGACAATCCGGTGAACGTCACCGGTGGCTCCGCTTCCACTCCGTATGTGCTTCCCGCTGCCGCCGAGAACACTCTTGGTGGCGTGAAGCTGGCGAATGCCGCGATCTCCGGCACTGCGAACGTCTCCGTCGCGGCTGCGGCTTCCACCGCTCCGACGAAGGCGGAGTACGACGCGCTCGTGACCGCGTACAACGATTTGGCGAGGCGTGTCAATGCGCTTGTGGCTGGTCTTGTGGCTGCTGGCAGTGTGAAGACGAGCTGAGATTGGAGGTCGGCATGAGTGATGAAGCGAATGTGGTTCCTGACATGATTGCCGACCCTTCGGCCTTCGAGGATGACGCGCAGTTTCGGCTCAGGGCCGCGCAGGCGGCCATCCGCCGCGAGTGTGGCTGGCATGTCATGCCGAACGTGGCATTGGCGGGAACGCTGAATACTCGCGGCGGCACGGTGATTCGGCTGCCTGCACGTCATGTGACGAGCATCGAATCATTGACCGACCGTCAGGGCAATCCACTGGCTTACGCCTATGACCCGGAGACGGGTCTTGTGGAGTCGCTTTCCGGTGGCTTCCCGGTCGGTGTCGCGGCCATCCATTATTCAATCCATGCCGGATACAATGAGGCGCCGGACGTGCAGCAGGTGCTCATCAGCGCCGCGAAGCGTGCCGGCATGAGCCCGATCGGACTCGTCAAATCCCAGTCCACCAACGGGTCCAGCGCGTCATACGATGCGGTGTCGCTCATGCAGGAGGAGAAGGACAAGCTCAAACCTTACCGGCTTGGAGGATTGCCATGAGCCTGCTTGACGATCTGAATGCCGGTGGCGGCTGGCGTATGCCGGGCGCGACCAAGTGGCAGCGACTGCGTGCGAGGAAGGTCGATGACCCGTATTCCGGCGAGCAGACCGGCGAGGATTGGAACCATCCTGATGTGCTGGAATTCGCTGGTGCTCTTTCCAGCTCTAGCAGCATGAGGTCTCCTGACGCTTTGCGTGAGGAGACCACCAGCACGGCCTACCTCACCTCGATCGACCCTTCACTCGATATCATGCCCGGCGACCGCATCAGGGCCATGCCGGATGACGGCAGATGCTGGGAGGTGTCCGGCTATCCGAGTCGTGACGCGAATGCTTTCACGTCGTGGAGGCCGACGATTGAGATTCCACTATCCGAATACAGGGGGTGATGGCGTTGGGAGTGATGGTCAAATTCAACGACAGATATTTTGACGAGCTGATGAATTCGGCTGGCGTCAAGGCCATGACCCGTCGTGCCGCCGAAAAGACGCTCGAATATGCGAAATCGCATGCTCCGGTGGACACGGGCGCGTATCGCGACGGCCTCCAAATCGAAGAGGTCAAGCACGCGCACCGAACCACATGCATGGTGGTCGGCACCGACCCGAAGACCCTGCTCGTGGAATCGAAGACGGGCAACCTACGCAAGGCGTTGAAGGCAGGCAAAACATGACGGCAGTCCTGCCACCGGATCTTGAGCTTTGGCTGTGCGCGTATCTGCGCGCACGGTTGAAATCGTCTTTCCCGACGATCATCGTTTCGAATCGTGAGCCGGACGATTACGACGGCTCACGACCGCTCGTCGTGGTGCGTGACGATGGCGGCTCGCAATCGAATCGCGTGCTCTTCGACCGGAGCGTCGGCGTGACCGTGCGTTACGGGTCTCGTGCCGCTCCGAAACCATGCCGTGACTTGGCGGCACGGATCTACGGCCTGCTCACCGACCCCGATATTTGCTCGCTTGATGGTTCTCCGATCGCGGGCATTGATGAGGCTGGGTGCAATGGTCCGTATTTCGTGGCCGAGGACGCGAATATCGCCAGATGCTATCTGACTCTCGAATTCTCCACTATTGGGGAATTCCGATAATTCAATAATTTTTAATTTTTAAGGCGTTGAAACCAAGTGTTTCAGCGCCTTTTTTGTTGAAAGGACAAAATATGGCAGCTGACTCAGCGGGCAATGACCTTAGCTCCGCGAAGATCGTGGTTACAAGCGCCTACCGTTTCGCACCCTATGACGCGACCAAGAAGCTGACCGCCGATCTCATCGCGCCGACCGTGGCCGACGTGAAGACCGGCTTGGACAAGATTTTCAGCACCGGCGGTTTCGTCGGCCTTATCACCGAGGATGGCGCACCGCAGCCCGGCCGCGACGCCGATGATGCGATCAAATTCCACCAGCCCGGCTACAGCGTCAACGGCAAGGCTTCGCTGACCGAACAGTTCACCGTGGCCGAGGATAACAGCATCACGCGCCAGATGACCATCGGAACGCCGGACACCAATGGCGTCTATCACGTGACCGATGTGATTCAGGATGGCAAGTGGTTCTGCTACAAGGAGACCGTTTTCAAAAACGGCACGCACCGCCGCCGTCTGGGTGTCGTGAATCTGACCGGCAACGAGCAGGGGCAGGAGACTGCCGGCAAAAACACCGGTGACGCTTGGACCATCGAATGGATTCAGGATGACACCTGCGATTCCGGCAACAGCAAGTATCTGGAGTCCTTCGTGACTCCGACTGTTTCGTCCGGTTCTCATACCACCGATCATCTGGCTGATGATCACGAGTCTCAGCCGGTCACCGACTGACATTGATTCTTCCCAGCATGTGTTTCTTTCTTCCTTTCTTCGCACGTGCTGGGATTCTTCCTCTTCATTCAGTGGAGCAAAGGAATTTTTCATAGTCGTTTGAAAGAAGGAAGAAATGACCAAGAACACCGTGATGCCCTCCGCCGCCGACTTCGACGCTTGGACTGCAGATGATGAGGAGAAGGCGCTTGAAGCGTCTGCCGAGCAGATGAAGGTGAAGCACCTCATCAAGGACGGCAGCGTCTGGTTTTTGGCACCGCATGGCCACATTTACAAGCTGCCCTTGAATCTGAGCATTGATGATTTCGTGCGTCTGAGCGACCTGCAGTCGAACACGGAGCAGATTCAGGCGTTGAAGGACATTCTTGCGGCTTTCGCCGGCGAGAAGGCGGCCAAGGAGCTGGCGAAGGAGCCGGTCATGGTGCCTATGAACATCCTCAGCGCTTATGGCGAAATCATTGCCAAGGTGCAGGGAGCTGATTTGGGAAAATCGTCGGCTTCTGCCAGCTCCTACACGGAGAGGATGGCAATCTAATAAGGGCTGATTTCGCGGCGCGTGGATGGAGTCTGCAGGCCGACTTGGGCGGCAGACTCCGTTTCGCGGACGCAATCGCCTTGTGGGAGAGCCTTTCGGCGGACCCATCGACGTATACGGGCATGACTGCGGTGCATATGGTGCTGCCGATGGATGCGACGGCTATCATCACCGCGATTCAGGCGGGTGGCACGTCGATGCTTGGTGACCTCGCGCCCGAAAAAGCTAGGGAAAAGCACGTCGAAGTGACCGATGAGGAACGTCGTGCAGCTTTGGAGTCGATGAGCAGCATCTTCGGCTTCAAAAAGACAAGTGAATGAGTGAATAGAGGAGGCTGTCATGGCTGGCGGCAGTGAGCTGGGTTCCGCTCATGTGAGCATTTTCCCGCAGATGAAGGGCTTCCGCCAGAACGTGGCGAAAGAAACCGGCAAGGCAGTCTCCGACCTGAAAAACGCCTTTTCCAAAGGGTTTAACGGGGCGCAGCAGGGCAAGCAGGTCGGCAGCGCCTTCAAAAACGGGTTCAACAGCGGTGCCGCCGAGTTGAATTCCGAGGCTTTGAAATCCTTTAAGAAGGATGTGGCCCAAGCATCGCAGAAGAATACTGACGCGCTGCTGAAATTCAAGGCTGCCGGCGTGCAGGTGCAGGCCGCGCAGGAGAAGCTGAACGCGGCCACACAGAAATATGGAGCGGACAGCACACAAGCTCAGGCTGCGGCCATCAAACTCGAACAGGCGCAGATCAGACAGAAAGCGGCGGCTGACAATCTCAAGGCGGCGACCGATAACCTCAAGACCGCCAAGGGACGGCTTAAGGACCTTGAGACGCAGTTGGCGGCCGAAGCGGACAAGTCCAGGAACGTTTTCTCCCGCATGGCGTCGGGATTCGTCTCGGTGGGACGGCAGGTCGCAGGCACGATTCCAGGCGTGAATTCCGCGATGCGGAAGATCGGTTCGACGGCCGGAGAGGTCACGTCCAACATCAAAAGCAAATTCTCTGCCGTGTGGAACGCCTTGCCGGAGGGTGCGCGTAATGCGGCGACGAAAGCCGGCAGCGCCTTGCATTCGGGTTTGGGCAAGGCGTCCGGTTTCGCGTCGAAGGCCGTGTCCGGTATCGGCAACGCCGCGAAGGGCATGGCCACCGTCGTGTCCGGCGCGGCCACCGCAGCGGCCGCATACCTCGTCAACTTCGGACGCCAGTCCGTCGATGCGGCGCTCAAGGCCGGAGAGGTGACCGCGAAATTCCAGCAGGTCGCCAAAAACAACAATTGGACGGACGAAGAGCAGAAGTCACTGCTCAGCCTGAACAAGACGCTTGGCCAGACCGGCGTCATATCCGGCGGCACGTTGAAGGCCGCTCAGGCACAGCTCGGCACCTTCGCGCTGACGGCGGATCAGGTCAAGACTTTGACGCCCGCTTTGGCGGACATGATCGCCAACAGCAAGGGTTATAACGCGACGGCGCAGGATGGCGTGCAGATAGCGAATCTGCTCGGCAAGGTCATGACCGGCAGCGCCACGGCACTGTCGAAATATGGCGTGACCATGACGGACGCGCAGAAGAAAGTCCTGCAGGAGGGCAGTGCGTCCGAAAAGGCAGCCATGGCCGCGCAGGTCTTGGAAGCCAACTTCGGCGGCATCAACAAGGCCTTGGCGCAGACCCCGCAGGGCAAGATGACCATTCTCCAGCATGAGATAGCCGGGCTGAAGACTTCGATCGGCAATGATCTCATCGCTGCTTTCGGTGGCGTCGGCGGCGCGGTCATCAAGATGGTGCAGGCCGTCGAACCGCTCATCACCGCGCTGTTTGACAAGATTGCTCAGCTGGCGCAGAAGATCGGCCCGCCGCTGGAGAAAGTGTTCGGTGCTGTCGCCGACAAGATCGGCAAAATCGATTTCAACGGCCTTACAGGGCAATTGTCCGGCCTGTCCGGTCCCATCGCCGCCGTGACCGGCTTGCTTGGCGCGGCGGGTCTTGGTGGCGCTTTGAAGGGCTTGAGTGGCGTGCCGGTGATCGGCGGCATGCTGAAGGGGTTTGGGGAAGTGCTGACCGGTCTTGGTGGTCCCATCACCTTGTTGATTGGCGCTCTGGTCGGATTGATTGCCACGAGCCCGCAATTGCGCGCGCAGTTCGGCGACGTTTTGACGAACGTCTTCAATAGCCTCAAGCAGGCTTTCCAGACGCTCCAACCATCGATCAAGACGCTGATGGGCGCTTTCGGACAATTGGTTCAGGCGCTGATTCCAGTGCTTGCGGAGATCATTCCGCTTCTGACGCCGATAATCTCCACGCTGATCGGCTCGCTGGTCCCAGCCATTCAAATCGTGCTGAACATGGTGACCGGTCTCGTGAATGGATTGATGCCGATAGTCCGGAACATCCTCCCTGCCGTTGCGGGAGCTCTGAAGTATTTTCTTCCGTTGGTTCAGGCCATCATTCCGATTATTTCTTGGGTTGTCGTGGCTCTCACGACGGGCCTTGGCGTTTTCAAGGCCGTGACCACAGCCATAAGCCTTGCTTCGAAGGCTCAGGCCGTGCTCAATGCGGTGCTGAATGCCAATCCGTTCATACTTGTTGTCTCGCTTGTCGCCAGTTTGGTGTCTGCTCTGGTCTATTTCTTCACCTGCACTGATAAGGGCAAGGCCCTCTGGCAGCAGTTCACGGATTTCCTTTCGAACTGCGTGCAGAACATCCGTGATTTCTTCTCAGGTCTCGGCAATGACATTACAGGCTTCTTCACTGCCGCGGGGCAGGGCGTTCAGAACGTGTGGAACGGTGTCGTCAGCTGGTTCACTGGTATCCCGGGTGCCATCTGCAACTTCTTCGCTGGAGTTGGTGGAAGAATCACTGGCTTCTTCTCCAATGCCGCCAATGGTGTGGAGAACGCGTGGAATAACGTGGTCAGCTGGTTCGGTGGTATTCCCAACGCCATTTGTGGCGTGTTCGCCGGTGCTGGCGCGTGGCTGTGGAACGCTGGCTCGAGCATCATCAATGGTCTGCTCAATGGCTTGAAGGCTGCTTTCGGCAGAGTGAAGAGCTTTGTGAGCGGCATCGGCGATTGGATCGTCAGACATAAGGGTCCGCTCAGCTACGACAAGGTGATGCTTAAGCCTGCCGGCTTGGCGATCATGCGTGGATTCGACAAGAGCCTCAAGGACGGCTGGAAAGACGTGCAGCGCACCGTGAACGGCATGAATGCGCAGATTAACGGCGGTTTTGACGTGGATGCGTCGAAGTCGGGGCGCGCGAATGTCAGCAACGGCGGTGGTTCGACCACGTATGTCCAGCAGACCTTCAATTATCCGGCGATCGCTCCGACGAGCATAAGCACGCAGCAGAAATTGCAGACGGCGGCCATGCCGCAATGGTGATAGGAAAAGGGTGGTGCAATGATTCTCACGGATTATCTCATCAACGGCCAGCAGCTGACCGGTGAGCATTCGAGTCTGATCGTCGGCACCACCCATTTCACAAGCATCAGCCCTCGTATCAATTCCGTCACTGTGAATGGTCGGAATGGCGTGATGCTCCCAGCCGTTCCGGTGGCTTTCGACGCGCCTGAAATCACGCTCAAATTCATTACGGACGGGCCTGATGCGGATACTCTGATGCACCGCTTCTACCGCTTGTGCCGCTTGGCCTCGTCGCTGACGCGCGTGGAGCGTGACACGTCCACCGGCCTGACGCGACGTATGACCGCTAGCGCGGTATGCACGTCCTGTCAGCCGGACGGTGACGAAATACCGTGGAACAACCACCGCGCGGCCACAGCTGTCTTTCAGCTGCCTGATGTTTTCTGGCAGGGTGACTGGCAGACCGCCTCACTGCCCGCAGCCGGTGGCGTCTTCCTCTACGGCAAGGCTCAGACCGGCAGCGAGGGCTGGTATTCTAACGCTCCGCTGCTCAATCTCATCCTCCGCTTCTCAAACGTCTCATCTGTGACCGTGACCGACCTCGTGACTGGCACGGACATCAAATGGAATGGCGTGAATGAGTCGAATCTTTACCTCGACACGATCAACCGTCACGCTTGGACCGCAGGCAACGCCACATCGTGGGATGGCGGCACTGATGTGACGTCCGGCATCGATTGGACGGGCGAGCCATTGCAGGTGTGGCCAGCCGTCGATTCCGGCAGTTATGCGCTGCAGGTCAAGCAGTCCGGCACGTCGGCGGTGACGTGCCGATTCAAACCTTCCTGGGAGTGATTATGGGCAAGTCTCTTCATGCGCGACTCGTGGCCTACCGTCCCTTCGGCGCGCGTATCGGCGTCCTTGCGGAGCCGGTGAGTTTCAGCGCTTCGATGCTCCACGATGATGATGGCGCCATCAGTATCGAGTATTCGATGTTGTCCGGTGACGCGCAGGCGTTCGATCGTGAGCTGACGGACGGTCTGGAAGTGGCCGTGGAGGTGTCGGACGGCAACGGTTATAGGGAGCCTGACAATGCTCGCTATGTCATCACTGGGCGCAGCGGCAAGACGGACGACCGTACCAAGACCGTCACCTATTCCGGCCAGTCGATCAGCTGGCTCCTGAGCAAGGCGGAGAACAACGATTCCAGCCATCTGCTCGCGGACGGCGATAATAAGGGCAAGAGGCCATTTTATTCGGCTAATCCGGGCGTGATTTTGAAGACCATGCTTGACGAGAACCGTCAGCGTGGTGGCGTGGCCACCGGTCTGACCTTGGGCTTCGACACGGCCAAGGATGCAAGTGGTGCGGCATGGGCGAGGAAGTACACGCTTTACTATTCCTTGGGCACCGACCTGCAGACCATTCTCAGTTCGCTGGTCAATGGCGGTGGCTGCGACTGGCGCACCAGCGGGCGCACGTTGAAAATGTGGAACGCCGACAGCACGGCATTGAGCCGTGACCTGAGCAAGAGCGTCGTGCTCCAGCTTGCTCGCGATATCAGCGAGGCACCCTACGAGGAGAGCATCAGCGATCTCGCGTCGACGATCCTCGTTGAGGGCGACAATAATCTGCTTTTTCGCATGGATAATCCGGCTGCTCCGACGCCTTGGGGCAAGTGGGAATCCTACAGCTCGCAGGGTGGCGTGTCCGACAAGGACACCGCGCAGGCATTCATGCAGTCCACGCTTGATGATGCGGCTAGGGTACGCGGCCAGTACACGCGCGATCTGGTGACTTCCGGCGTGGATAATCTACCGCTCATCGACTTCCACGCCGGCGACTGGATTACCGCGCCCACCGTCTCCCATGGGGAGAAGGTGCGCGTGCAGGAAATCGACCTGTCGATGCGTCAGGGCGAGGGACTATCCGCCAGCATCGCATTGAACGACATCAAATACGATGCATCCGTGCGTCAGGCGAAGAAGATCAAGGGCATCACCGGTGGCGCCGCGTTGGCCGGTAGCGAGGGTGGCACGACCGCCTCGTCCGACCGTGACCATCGCATGCCGAAAGCCCCTCTCGGATTGATCGTGCAGACGGACGCGTATATCGGCTCGGACGGGTATGCCCATGGATTGGCTACGGCCATGTGGAGCGCGGTCACGCAGGCCACGAATGACACGAGCATCGAGATCTCCAATTATTTGGTCGAGTGGAAGCTGCATAAGGATGGCGCTCCGTGGCATTCCGCCGGTACGACCGATAAGACGCAGCTCGGTTTCGGCGGCTTGGATTGCGGCACGCAAATCGAGGTGCGCGTCAGGGCCGTGCCGACGTATTCGGACAAGCTCGGCGAATGGTCGAGCGTTTTCGTGGCCACCGTCGAATCGGACACGACGCCATGCTCCGTACCGTCGAAGCCGGTATTGTCGTCCGAGCTTGGCGTGGTGACCGTCCACTGGGACGGCAGGACCTCCACCGGCGCGTCGATGGAATCGGACTTCGACCATATCGAGGTCGGCGAGGGCGTCAATGCGGACGGCATGACTGTCATCAGCGCCACGCAGTCCGGTCGGGGCGATTATCTTATTACCGGCCTGAAAGCAGGCTCCGAGCACTCCTACGCCTTGCGTTCCGTCGATCATGCGGGCAACCGGTCCGACTGGTCGGCAGTCGCCACTGTCACCGTCGCTTCCGCGGTGTCGCCTGATGAGGTCAAACGAGTCCAGAAGGATTTGGCTGACAACAAGACGGCGTTGAAGGATAATACGGCCAAGCTCGATCAGGCGCGGAAGGACATCCAAGCCAACAAGTCGAATCTCGACACGGCGAATCAGACGCTCACGCAGGCCAAGGCCGATCTGTCGCAGGCCCGGAAGGACATCGCGCAGACCAAAAGCGACCTGACTGCGGCGAACGGCGAGATCAGCAAGGCGAAGGAGTCGGCTGCGCAGGCGTATGCCGAAGCCCATAGCAAGAACCATACGTTTCGTGGGCCGGATGAGCCGGACGCCTCCAAAGGGCTGATCGTCGGCGACCTGTGGCTCAAGACCCAGAAGTATTGGACTCGCTGGCAGGGCACGCCAAATAACAGCCCTTCCATGCTTGCCGACTTCTACACCTACTGGACGGGGACTCCGAATAACAGTCCGAGCGTCTTGGTGCCGTTGTCCGATCGCGTGATCGACACGCTCGTGTGGGACGGCTCCAAGTGGAACCACATGGGCTATGCCGACGTGGAGAACAATGCGAAGCAGATCGAGCAGGCAAAGTCGGATATCGCGGATAATGCCGCTAAGACCACCGACGCGAAGAAGACTGCTGAGAATGCGGCTGCCGCAGCGAAAAACGCGCAGGGCACGGCTGATACGGCCAATGGTGCGGCCAAGACCGCTCAGGATACCGCCAATGCGGCCACTGCCGCCGCGAAGAGCGCGACCGCCACCGCAGGTCAGGCCAAGGATGCCGCCAATGCCGCGCAGACCGCCGCCGAAAGCGCGAAGAAGACGGCTGGCAATGCGCAGACTCTGGCGAATACTGCCAATGAGTCCGCCAATGCCGCCAAGTCCACAGCAGTCAATGCTTCGAGCGTCGCGACGCAGGCGAAGGCCACGGCTGACAGTGCGGCCCAGTCCGCCACGGACGCGGCCAACGCGGCCCAGAAGGCGAATACGGCTGCTGCCGCCGCCGCTGGCGTGGCTAACGGCAAGGCCGACGTGCTCATCCAGCCCACTGCGCCGGATACGTCGATGCGCAAGTCCACGACACTGTGGATTGACACGACGAATGGCGCTAACACGCCGAAACGGTGGAACGGCGGCACATGGTCGGCGGTGACGGACAAGGCGGCCACCGATGCCGCCAACGCAGCAGTCAAGGCACATGCTGCCGCGCAGACGGCGCAATCAACGGCTGACAAGGCCCAGACCACAGCCGCCAACGCCGTGTCACAGGCGAATCAGGCGCAGGCCGCCGCGAAAAAGGCGCAGACCACCGCCGACGGCAAGAACCTCATCTACCGTGGACCCGACGAACCCGCGCATGATGGGCTGAAGCCGGGCGACATGTGGTGGCGCACGCAGAAGTATTGGACAAGGTGGAAAGGCGAGAAGAACAATTCGCCGTCCATGCTGGCCGACTTTTATACGTACTGGCAGGGTGCGCCGAACGCTTCGCCTTCCGTGCTCGTGCCGCTGTCGGATCGCGTCGTCGAAGTCCTGACGTGGGATGGCACGCGCTTCACGACATTCGATCTCGTGGCGAACAACATCCTCGCGTCGGGCACGGTGGCCGCCAAACATCTCGCCGTGGACTCCGTGACCGCCGAGAAGGTCAAGGCCAATGCGATCACGGTGGACAAGCTCGCCGCAAACAGCGTGACCGCTGAGAAGCTGGTTGCTGATGCGGTGACCGCCGCGAAGCTCGCCGCTGACTCGGTGCAGGCGCGCAACATCGTCTCGCTCGCCATCACCACCGACAAATTGGCGGCGAACTCGGTCACGACCGCGAAACTCCGCGTCACGGAGGACATGACCGTCGCGTTGCTCAACGCGCATCGGATTCAGGCCGGCGACATCGTGGCCGGCGCTGTCACGACCGACAAACTCGCCGCCAACAGCGTTAACGCCGACAAAATCGCCGCCAACGCGGTCAACGCCGACAAGATAGTATCCGGCGCGATCACCACGGACAAGCTCGCCGCCAACGCGGTGACTGCTGTCAAGATCGCGGCTGGCACGATCACGTCGGACAAGGTCGCGGCAGGCCAATTCCATGGTTATGTGTTCACCGGCGCGATATTCCAAAGCTCCGACGCCGAGAACACTGGCGTGAAACTCAATTCGACCGGCCTGCAAATGTGGGATTCGAACCACGACCAGACCGTCTATCTGGACGGCGAGGGCAGGTCGAACCTGCTGACCGGCGCGTTCCAGACCCGCGTTAGCGGGCATAGGGTGCGTATTTCTCCGGACTACGCGACCGGTGTCGTTGGCGGAGCGGAAAAGTCTATCGGTGACGGAGTGGAATTCGTGGCCTGTGACTCGTCGAACAGCGAATACTACAGGTTTCCGGCCATCGCATCGGCCGTCCAGTCGAACGATGTCGGCGAGATGAGCGTCTTGGATTTTTGGAGCGGACACGTCAAAAAGAACGACCCGGCGTCTTTCCTGCGTCTGGGATCCAAGCCACGCGAGCGGGGCGGCACCGGAAGCGGCGGTATCGCGTCCGAGGTGTACGCCATGGCGGACAGTAATTACGACGAGCCCAACGAGAGCAAAACTGCCAGTGCGTCGCTCGATTTGTCCTACGATAGCGTGAACGGTGCGAGGGTCTGGCTCCAAGCGCGCGACGCGAACGGCAGGGTCGGAGTCGGAGCGAACATCGCGACCGGATATTTGTATCTCGGCGGCTTTCTCGGCGGCATCCAGAACAGGTCCACCTTCCAATCCGGCGCCGCGTGGAAGGCGTGGTGGCCGAACCCCGGCCATAGCATCCCGACCGGCGCATCAGCGCAAATCACTTGCAGGCTCAGTCCGACGAAATACGGCCGCTATTATGCGGTCGCGAACGCGGATTCGGAATGGGCCGGCATCATCGCGCATCCCACAAGCACGGGCGGTCAGAGCGGCTTCAACCTGAAGCTTTTCAACGCCGACCAGCCGTGCCCGGTCGAAGTGTACGCAGAATACCTGGCCTATCTGGTCAAATGATTGGAGGGAAAATCTTGTCATCGACTTTCGAACGGGATGCGAACGGATTGTGCATCATCCGATGCGATCCGCCGGTGAACGGGTCGAACAGTTTCGTGTTCATGCCTGAGGTGCTCGCATCGTGGAAGGCGCTGCTCGGATTGGCTTCGACCCGTGAGGCGATAGCGGCGATCATGCAGGCCAGGGAGGACACGAGCCTGTATGACCCGAAGACCGGCAGTGGCGTGTTGACTGGAGCGTTCGAAGCGTTGGAATCGGCTTTGGCCGATTCCGCGACAGACGTGAGCATGCTCGCCGCCGATGGGGAAGTGTTGGACGATCCGCTGACAGCCGCACGAAACAGGACGCGCGCCGGGCTGCGATTGCCGGTCATGTCGAATGAGACCGACGCGCGAATGTGCGCCGCATTGGCTGCTGACGCTTCCGCACCGGAAGCGTCGAGCGGCATCGACACGGCCTGTACGCAGGATGTCGAAGGATTGGACGCCTTCCTTGAGGATGAATCCAGTCAGGCGATGCTGGACGAATGCGAGGAGCGCTTCTACGAAGCGCTCATGCCAAGACAAAACCAACAGAATTAAGGAGATTGATTATGACCGATGTGACCACTGAGACCACTACCGATACCTCGCCTACCGTGACGCCCGCCGAGCCGTCTGGCGTGCTTGATTTGCGTCCGCCGAAGGAGTCGGTGCGCGCGGAATTGTGCCGATTGGGATTGGAGTTTTCCAGCGCTGACGGCACCGCCGAATCGTGGCGCGACTACCAGCGCGGCGTGCTCGCCACGTTCGACGATTCCGGCACATCCGTCAAAGTGACGGATGTTAAGACGAATCTCGGACGCACCCTCACCTTGGACGAGCTTAAGGCCGTGACTCGCATCGACACGATGACCGCCGCCGACTGACCCCTGCTTTTCACCCGTTTTTCCAGCCCCTGCAATCCATGCGGATTGTGGGGGTTTCGCATTGAAAGGAGACTTATTTTGACTCAGATTCCAGCCGACGCGAACACCGTCATCGACCAGCTCTCGCAACAGATCGGCGCACTCAACAAGCAAAACGCAATCCTGTCCAGCCAACTCGCGGCGGCCATGAAACTGATCCCGAAGGATGTGCTCGACAGTCTCGACAAGGAGAATACGAATGCAGAGGATTAACTATTTCCCGAACCCGAATTTCATCCCGACCGGAGCACATTCAAGCGCTAACGGAAAGGACATCTCGAAATATTTCGTCGACCACACCTTCGCCAACACCAGCGGTAATGATATCGATTTGCCTTTTCAAGATTATGATGTCGGCGTGGAACACGTGTGCACAGTCCGCGTCAAGGCCGACTCGAGCAATGGTCGCAAACTGGCGGTTTGGGGCACCTCTTGCTTAGCCGTTGCGTCAAGTGGTGGCACGGGTGTGAAGACGATCCGTTTCGTGGCTACGCAGCTCGCGCGGCTCTCGGTACCCAGCGGGGTTACCATCGACGGCTTGTGCGTGGAACGCGCCGACACGTATGACCCTGCCTTGGGGGGGGGTATCCTCGCTTCTTCTCCGGCGACACCATGCCACTCGGCTGACGCCGCGCACCGGGACGGTGATGCCCGATGATGGTCACGAACCTATGCACGAGCCCATCCTCGACCATCACCCTGTCGGCAGGCCGTTGGGTGGCTATCACGACCATTCCGACCAAGCCAGGGACGAAATATTGGGTCAGCGCCTATGTGAACGTCACCGGCGGCACTATCTCGATGAGAGGGTATGGCGACATCAGTGCAAGCCAACGTGTCAGCTACGCGCTAGTCGCCAGCGTTGCCGGTCCGATGTCAATGTATTATTCCGTCAGGTCCGGCAATCCGACCGTCACCGTGACGAATATGCTCATCTGCACGTGGGACGAGTATCAGGCGAACAAGACCCTGCTCGACGGCATCGGATATTTCACCGGGGATACGATGCCGCTCGCCTAACCCTCTTGGGGGTGATGGCATGAGCCTGGTAACGAATCTGATTCCGAATCCACTCTTGATGCTCCCGAACAGTGCCATCTCGACACACGAGGCGACCGTACGGCATGTCGACCCTGATGGCATACTCATTACGCCAAACAGCGGCGCTGTCAATCCTAGTGCCGATATCCGACTGGGCGAACCGGTCTCCGGTGATCTCCATCTGAACTTCTGGGTTTCCCAAGTGCCAGAAGATAGCAGATGGCATGAGAACGGTATCTGCTACATAGCCAACAAACTATGGACTGGTGGAGTTCTGTTGCCTCATGACAATACAGGCGGAAACACATTCCTTGGTTTTGATTTTCAACTGGATGACGCGCAACTCATCCAGTTGAAGTGTCCGTTGAATCATCCGCTGCGATTCTCGGCAATCAATCTGATGACACAAGCGGATTGGCGGGAATATAAGAAGCTCGTCCCAAAAATGGACGCACTGTACGGCGGCCTTATGCCGCTGCAAAACTGATTTTTTAAGGAGATGTAATGTGTTTCAGACGTTTCTAGCTGGTTTCGGTGGTGTGGGCGGCGCGTGCGCCCTCATCACCCTGCTGCTCAGGATACGGCCGGGCGCGTTGGACGCGTTGGCGACCGGCCTGTACGCGCACGTAAGACCCGAACGCCTGCCATACGATTCGCCGCTTTCCCAGCATTTCGCGAAAACCCGGACTTTGGGAGAGCGGACGGCGAAGATCGACGACCGTATGGACGAGCTCTGCCGGGACATGATCAAAAACACGATCATCAGCCTGATCTACGGCGACCAGTCGCACGACCATTCGGAGGCCGTCCGATACGAGTTGGCGAAGCTTGAGAAATTGGACGCGCAATGCTGGATCGTCAACGCCGCCGAAAAATATTTGGAGGACCGGCAATGACGCGTCTCATGATCGCAGGCGGCATATGGCTGCTGTTGCTCGCGCTCGTCATCATATTCAATCATGGCGCGCACAGGCATTGATTTTCACACCGGTTTTCAAAGCCATCCCATTTCGGGATGGCTTTTCTATTTGCCCTTGACTCGGGGCGGGAAGGAAGGGATGTGGGCATCCTCGACAAAGGCATGCCGTTGACGGCGTTGTGGGGTGATGGCGATGACGTCTAGCATGCTCGCTTTGACGTCCGTGGCCGCCGTGTTCGTCGTGCTGCTGCTTGCGGTGGCGTGGCTGCTGTGGCGCGGCCATGACGTGCCGGTATGGCTCGTCTGTGTCGTGACGCTGCTTCTGGGCGCGTTCACAATCGTCTGCGTCGTCCTGCTCATGCTGCCGCTCCTGCGACTGCTGGAGATGGCCGTCGTGATGTGGACGCTCGTCTTCGCGTAAAAACCATCAAAAAAGGAGGAAACATATGAAATCATGGGAGAATCTGGAGGCTGATGAGGATCTCATCCTCTCCACGCACATGACCAAGGGCCGTCAGGGGTGCAAGGTCGACAAGATCGTTTTGCATCATAATGGCGGCAACCTGACCGGCAGGGGCTGCTACGACACGTGGCAGACCCGCGAGGCCAGCGCGCACTATCAGGTGGCGGCGGACGGCAGGATTACGCAGCTCGTCTGGGATACGGATACCGCATGGCATTCGGGTGATTGGGACGCTAACCTCACGTCCATCGGCGTGGAGCATGCGGACATCTCGTCCAGTCCGTGGATGATCTCCGAAGCGACCTTGGACAACGGCGCGCATCTGGTGGCCGCGCTCTGCAAGCATTTCGGCCTCGGACGCCCTCAGTGGGGCGTCAACGTTTTCCCGCACAGCCATTTCTCCGCGACAGCCTGCCCCGCATCCATCGCAGGAAGCCAGAACGCGGCCTACATGGCCAAGGCGCAGGCATGGTATGACAGGATGACCGGCGCGACTGCGCCGACGCCAACCGTCCAGCCGACGCAGCCCGCCACGGCATCGTCCGCCGCAAACGTGCTGCAGGGCACGTACCGTGTGAACGTGGGCGGGCTCAACGTGCGCGACCGTCCGAGCGTTTCCGGCAATGTGGTCGCCACCTATTCCAACGGCCAGACCGTCAATCTGGATCATTGGGGCACGGTCGCGGACGGCTACATCTGGGGCCGCTACACGGCGTATTCCGGCGCCATCCGGTACATCGCGCTGGCCCCGGCGGACAAGTCAACCTGGTATCTCGTCAAAGCCTGAAAGGAAGGTGGTATTAATGGCTGAGCATGCAAAAGAGAACACTCTGGAGACCGCCATCGCCAATCTCACCGACGAGCGTGAGGACGGCACCGACACCGTGCAGCCCGACAGCGCGTACACGCCAGTATTCTCGAAGCAGGTGCGCACCGTCGTCTACGTGTTGGGTCTGATCGCTTCGTGCGTCGGCCTTGGCTTCATGACCTTCGGTGACGCGGCCATCGGCGGCTACATCTCGACCGTGGCCGGCTTCATCGCCAGCGGTCTTGGCGTCGCCTACAATCCGCTGCGCAACGCCTGACCGTGATTAATTTTCAGGCGTGAAACTCAAACTTGCGCCCGGAAATCAAACTCAGGTGTGAAATATCGCATGGATAACCCATAAAAGAATATTTTGCGCCCTTATGAAACATCGCCCCTCTCTCAGCATTGCTGGGGGAGGGGCTTTTCTTGTTATTCGGCGTGTTTGCGTGGTCGTCCGCCGACGTCGCGGCGGCCCGGTGGTTTTGTGCGAATACCGTCCGGATCACGCTCACGGCGAGACGAATGTCCGCCGTCATGGGGTATCGTTGCAATCGAACTTGAGACCCGGACCTGCTTTGCTGGTGGGCAGGGTTTCGGGTTCGAAGCGTGTGGCTGGCTGCCGCAGGCATCCGATGGCGAGTCGATGCGCCATCAGCGAGAGCTGGATGTCTCGCCCAACGGCTGGGCCAGACGGTTGAGACCAACCGGAGCCGTGACCCTTCCCGCGCAAACGGGACGCTAGTCATGCAGAAGACTGTAAAAAGATCAGCCACACGGCTTCGGAGGGGCGCTTGGTCGGCGCCCCTCTTTTAATTTTCTGGGAGGATTCCGGGCGTGAACGTGACCGAGGCGAAGCGGCGGATGCTTGGCGAGGCCCGAAAGGCAGCCCGACTATACGCCAATCTCGTCGGAACGATCACGAGAATCGCGTGCGACGACGGGATGACGCTGGACATCCAATGGAAGGCCTCGAACTTCGCCCACCTATGCGGCCTGGAATACTACGCCGACGACAACCGCACCCGCAGACTTCCCGCCCGACGCCTGTACACCGACCTCCTGTCCGGCCATGGGATCTCGGTGAAAAGGGTCGCGCCCACTGGAGACGCGCGATGGCTCGCGAGGAAGACCGACGTGATAGCCAGCGCATTCGCACTGAACGACGCATCCATGGTGGTCGAATCAGGCAACAGCCGGATACGCCTCTACATGGGAAACACAGTCTGGTGCATCGGCCTCGGAAGAAGCGGAGAGGACGGCCCCTACTATCCGCAATCCCTACGCAAGGGGAACGCGGCTAAGGAAAAGATGCCAGGAACCCAGATCCACCATGTAGTCTCGATCAAATACCTGAACGCGACACAGTGCCACCCGTCGATCCAAGGCTGACAACATCCAACCTCCAACAACAAAACCGCCCCGGCGCTCGCGGATGAGCGCCGGGGCGGACGTCACTCCGCCGGATGCTTGCGCGGCCTGCCGCCGCCGACTCCGCGTCCGGGGCGTTGCGCGTTCCATTGGTCGATGGTGCCGGGGAGCCAGCCGCGCGTGCGTCCGATGGTGGCGTCCGGCTGGGGGAGCTTGTAGGCGCTGACGGCGGCGGTGCTGATGCCGAGGCGCTTGGCCACGTCGGTGACGCTCAGGTATTCGATGGGCATGTCAGTCCTTCCTTCCGGCGATGAGCGCGAAGACGGCGCTGACGATGGCGCATCCGGCGGTGAGGGTGAACGGCCAGCCGAACCATGCGCTGGCGGCGGTTCCGAGCGCGAATACCGCGCTGACTATCGATTCCGTTCTCATGATGTCCCATGGCATAATCGGAGATATGGGGTTCCGGCCCCCAAGTCTGGCCGGAACCCTTGCTCACTTCCTCTTCTTCGGCTTCCGCCTCATCTCCTTGATGAGTCCGGTCACTGCTTTGACGAGGGCCGCGAGGCTCGCGACGAGAAGCGAGATGCTGGTGATTATCTCCGATGGTGTCATGTTCACCTCCTTTCCTTGATATAAACTATATTAGCACAGTAAATAAAGTAATGCAAGCCGAAACACAAAAAACAGAGAGAAAATCAACGGATTGATAGACTTGATGCCACGCAAACGAAGGGGCGAGCATGGCCTACACAATCCGCCAATACGCGACGAAAAGCGGCAAACGCTACGAAGTGCGCTACCGTAAGCCGGACGGCACGCCCACAGGCAAAAGAGGATTCCGCCGCAAAATGGATGCCGACGCATGGGGCGCGGCCAACGTCACCACCGCGAAAAGCGTCGGAGCATACATCGACCCACAGGCCGGAAGACGCTTGGTCGAAGACTTATGGGAGCCATGGCTGGCCGCCAAAAAGACCAAGGCCAAACCAAGCTACATCGAGACGCTGGAACGGGCTTGGCGTGTGCACGTGGCGCCGAAATGGGGCATGCGCGAGGTCCAGTCCATCACGCACGACGAAGTGCAGATGTGGGTCAGCGCACTGGCCGAATCGAAAAGCGCGAGCGTCGTGCTCCGCGCCGAAGGCATCCTCCGCGCACTGCTCGCGAAAGCCAAGGTCGACAAGTGCCTGCACGACAATCCTTGTGACGGTCTCGAATTGCCCAGGAAGCGCCGCAAGAAGCACGTGTATCTGACCGTCGACCAACTGCTGGCACTGGCTGACGCCTCGGACTGGCGAAGGCCCATTGTGCTCACGCTTGGATTGTGTGGTCTGCGCTGGGGCGAATTGGTGGGACTGCAGGTCGGTGACGTGGATCTCGACAGGCAGCGCATCCATGTGCGCAGGTCCGCCACCGAGGTCAATCATCAGATCGTGGTGGACGCGCCGAAGACAGGGGAGGAGCGCACCGTCATATTCCCGCGCATGCTGCAGTCATGCCTTGAGGAGGCCTGCGATGGCCGTCGGCAGTCCGACCTGCTTTTTCCCGACAGGCGCACCGGCTCGTATCTGCGGAAGACGCACGGGCCCTGCAGCACGTCGAGCTGGTTTTACTGGGCGAAGAAGCGCAGTCTCGGTGACGAGATCGCGGACTCGATGACGATCCACGACCTGCGCCACACGTGCGCGTCATTGCTGGTGCATGCCGGCGCGAATGTCAAGGCGGTGCAAAGGCAGCTGGGGCATAAGAGCGCGACCATGACCTTGGACGTGTATGCGGATCTGTTCGACGATGATTTGGATGCCGTCGGCGATGCGATGGATGGATTGCTGGTGCGGGCGATTGGTGAGGGTAGGAGTTTGGCGGCTTGA